GAGAACCGATTGAGAACAGAGATGGAAGTTTGGACTGGTGATAAAGAGATAGATATTATAAGATAAATAAAGGATATTTTAAAAGGATAATCATGCAAGGTTTTATGTCTTTTCTAGTTGAATCTGAGCAAGAAACTCAAACTCACGAACTAGAGCACCCAAACAAAGGAAAATATACCCTTCATAAAAAAGGAGATTATCACCATGCTAAAAATAAGTATGGTGAAGTTACACACACCTTTTACAAAATGGATCCAGAACATATTATTGGTCGTTTATCTCACGAGCACGATATACACTCTAAAACTGAAAAAAATAAAGTAAATGAATCTATTTTAACAGAAATGTCTGCTTCATCCATCAATATTCATCGTGGTGCGTTTAATGAAGCTATGTTTGCATATCACGCTAATCAACAAAAATGGGTTGATGATGACCATAAAAAAGCAGCTTTTCATCATAAATCAATGTTAGACAAATATGATAAATTGGAAGCACGCAGACAAAATGATAGAGCAATTGCTCAAACTAAATCGTTTATTGAACATGCTAAAAAAAATGGATATTCTAAGATTAAAGCTGTGCATTTAACAGCTAAACCAGGTGATATTGAAAAACACACCGGTATCAAAGCAACACAACAAGAAAATCCTTCTGATGTAGTTGTTCATTTTCATAATAAACCAAAAGCAGCCGAACACGGCTATCTTGGTGCATCATTAAAATCTTCTTCTGCTAAAAAAATAGGTTTTCATAATGGTGGCGCCGGATCAATTGGTAAATCTTTAGGTATTGATTTAGAAAGTGAAGTTAAAAAACAACATCTTTCTTACGCTAAAAAGAAAGGATTGCCAACAGTTATGACACAAGCCGCAGCTAAAATTGCTGGTAAAAAAGAAACAAAAGGTTATCGCAATACTCCTGCATACAGAGAAGCATTAGAACACGCTACGACAATTAACACTAAAGTTCGTGATAAATTACACCAACATTACTCATCAATGAAAAGTAATGATTTAAAAGAACATATGTTAAAAACATATGTGAAAGCTAGCACTTCTCATGCTTTGCCTTATGTTAAGACCCATGGTACAGGTGGTTATGACAAACAAGCTTCTGCTCACACGGAAGATCCATCAGATAATGAAACATATCATGCCTTGCGTGATGCTAAAAAAGTTCATGTTGAAAAAAGTGCAGGTTCATTAATGAGTGTTCATGCTGATGGTAAAAGAATGTTTGGCATACAAATAAAACATAATAACGGCCCATTAACTCCAATTAAAATTTTGGCACAACCATAATGCCAACAAAATCAAAAGGAATGACTATACCAGGTTATCAAAAAATTGTTAAACGATGGTTAAAAACTTCTGAGGTAAAATGAGTAGTTTAACATATAAAGATTTTTTCAAAATAGCGACAAAAAAAGATAAGTTTATTTCTAGAAAACAAAAATTTTTTGCCAAAATGAAATATGAAAAAATTGGCACCGATTCTTATAAGCAACCATTTGATATGGAAGATAAGAAACAAGCTACTTTTTCTATTACTGGCACAGACAGTAATTCTAGAAATAATAAATCTCAATTACAAATTTTAGATAAACTTAAACCATGTGGAGAAAGAGAAGATAGGAGTTCATTCTCTGCATTAAAATTTATAAGCACAACTGGTAAATCATATAGCATGAAAGATTTTACCAAGACAAAGGAGTTTGGTGGAGGTGGAGGTGCCAGGGGTGGAGCAACATTAACAAAATATACTGAAAGTGGACAATGTTACTTTTGTTCTTTGGTGTTTAATGTGATAAAAAAAGAAATAGACAGTCCAGAAGATTTATCCAGAAAAAACTTTATAGAATCTGCCAAATATTGCGATACAGGAAGTTTAACAATAGATATAATAATGGAAAATGTTGCAAATGATGAAGGATGGACAATTTCTATGATAAGAGCTGCAAATTTATTATATAAAGATTATAAGATGAAATTTAAATCTCCTGTATATTTTCACAGAGATTCTGATTTTATGAATAAAATTTATTCTTATCATAAAGAATGTTTGAAAAAAAATGCAGTTCAAGGTTCTTTTGATAAGAATAAATGGAATCCAGGTGATATTTGGATGACAACTTTAGGAAAAAGTGTAACTGATTTGCCTAAATTAACCACGGCTTCTTGGGCAGATTTAAACCAACAAATTTACGAGTTAGCGCAAAAAAATAAATTGTTAGGTGTGTCATTAAAAAAAGTTGAAAAAGAAAACGCCGTAAAAGAAGAATCTAATATTCCAGGAGTTGTAAAAACTAAGTATAAATTTCAAAGTTATAGGCTTGCAGCTGCTGGGAGTAAAGGTAGTTTTTTTAATTCGATTGATATGTATATGACGATAAGTGGAATTGAAATTCAATTTAGAGCAACAAATACAACCGAATCTTGGCAAGGTGAAGTTCAAGGTGGTGCTGCAGCTGGTGGTAAAATAGGTGGCGGAAATATAAATGAATATTTAAAGAACTCCAGAACAGATGAAAAGGGATTATGGAGCGTCAAAGGATCGGAAAAAGAAGTTTTTGCTTTTACAAAAACATCAAAATTTATGGAAGAGTTTTTCAGATTGTATGAGATATATTATAAGGGTGCTGACAAACTTAAAACTTTAAAAGAATTTGAGGCAGCTGCCAAAGCTAAAGATGCTGACTCTCCTGGTTCTTTTTACTTTTCAAAATACATGAATTTAAAATTTTTAGATTTGTTTATAACTTCTGGTAAACAAGATAAAATAGCTTCAGACCTTATTTACTATGCTAAATCTCAAACAAAAGAAAGTTCTTATTTTATAAAGATACTGTAAAATGAAATTCACAGAATATTTAACAGAAAGTAAAGAAGGAAAGAACCTTCACCTAGAACACATTGAGGACCAAGTTCTTAATCGTGGTGTCGCTGGTGCTCGGGAAGCCATCAACTTTTTACAATCGCTTCGTAATATGTTGGCAGGTCATGCTGATACTAAAATGAATATTACCACCAAATGGGATGGCGCACCTGCCGTATTTGCTGGTACCAATCCAGAAAATGGTAAGTTCTTTGTTGGTACAAAAGGTATATTTGCTAAAAACGCAAAGCTAAATTATACTGATGCTGATATTGACAGAAATCATCCATCTGAAGGCCTCAACGCAAAGTTAAAAATGGCTTTGCGGTATTTACCAAAACTAGGCATCAAAGGTATATTACAAGGTGATATGATGTTTACAAAAGGTGATTTGAAAAAAGAAACAATTGATGGTGAAAGTTATATTACCTTTCAACCAAACACCATTGTATATGCTGTACCAACAAATTCTAAGTTAGCACAGATGATGATGGCAGCACAAGTTGGTATTGTGTTTCATACATCATATGCTGGCCAAAAAATGGAAGATATGAAAGCTTCTTTTAACATTGACATTGGTCGCCTGGCTACAACTAAAGATGTTTGGTTTCGTGATGCTTCTTTTACCGATGCTTCAGGCTCTGCAACATTTACAGATGAAGAAACAAAACAAATTACAACCATTCTAGCACTAGCAGGCCGAACATTTCAAACCATTCCTGCCTTAACATTAAATCGTATTGCTTCTAGCGATACAATCTTAGAATACATTAAGACCTTTAATAATACCAAAGTGCGTGAAGGTAAAAAGATTACTGACACAAGAGCTCACACATTAGAACTAATTCGTTTTGTGGAAGCAAAACTAAATAAAGAAATATCTAGTGTAAAGCGAGAAGAAACAAAACGAAAAAAAGCAGCCGAGAAAACAGAAGTTATGAGGTTCTTTCGTAGTTCTGCAATGAGTTTAAAAACAATCTTTGATTTACAGAATTTTTTGGTTGACGCTAAGTTAATGATTATTCGTAAATTAGAAACAATTAAATCTATTGGCACATTCATTAGAACCGATGACGGATTTAGAATTACTGCACCAGAAGGTTTTGTAGCAGTTTCTAAAACAACAGGTGGTGCTCTGAAGCTTGTAGATAGATTAGAATTCAGCCAAGCAAACTTTACGGCCGCAAAAAATTGGAGCAAATAATGGCATACGATATCAATAAAATTTTAGAAGAATATGGTGAAGAAGATTTTGGTTTTACCGCTGTTGATGAAGCTGAATATCAGGCGGTTATTGCCGAAAAAGATGAAACAGTTGAAGAATATATGGCAAGGTTGAAGCAAGTTGAAAAGATTATTATGCCTTTTTTGACCAACCTGTTAAAGACACAGGCACAACCATATATTCATTGGCCAAATCGTGGGCCAATTATTGAGAAACAAATTCAAAAAATTCTTACATTGACCAGAGGGTAAATGTTTAAAAGTAAAATAGACGAGGCGGCCTATGTGGGTAACATTGGTGCCATGGAAA